GCTGCCACTTTCGGCGGCGCTTTGAATGACGCGGCAATATCCCCTAACACCGGCGGGATATTCTTGCCGGCATCCGTCATCATCAGCGGGCCCGCCGCCGGCATTACTTTTGACTCCGCATCGGCGCCAAACATTTTTTTGCCGGCATAACCACCAAGAGCCTGGCCGCCTGTACTGCCCAAATAGGCCCCGATCAAACCACCTACTACGGTGCCAATAACCGGAACCATTGAGCCGATGGCCGCGCCTGCGGCAGCACCTGCCAGCGTGCCGGCCAGATTGCCCGCCGCTTCGCCATAGCCCTCGGCCATTTCGTCACGGGTTTGTGCGTTGTCGTAGGTGTCCTTTGCCATCAACAATGAATCGACCGCAGCAAACACGGCCGTACCTTTGACCATGCCGCCGGTATTCATCCCCGCCCGTGGAGCCCTTGGCGCGGGACGTGCCGAACCCAGCGCAGCAGGGGGTGGCGTTGTCGCGGCCCTAGTCGCTGCCGAAGGCGGCGCGGTGCGGGTTGAGCCAGGATTACCCTTCTTGGGTTTCTTGCGGCGCTTACCGTCGCCGGCATCCATGCCCGGACCATCAAGCCCACCCACCGGCATATTGGTCACGATCACACGCTGGGGAATGTTTGGATCGCCGCCGCGCAGTCCTCCCCGGGCGATATTCAGAAGCCCCCGGCCGATCTTCACGCTGCTTACAACACCCCGAAACGCGATAAGCCCGGCAGTGATCGCGGCGACGCTGGAAACCACCTTGGGCGACTCATCACCCAGCGAGCTAAGCCCACGGCCAACCCAAGCCAGGCCATCCGCCACCCCATCGGTCATGGGACGGATAGCGTCGCCAATCATGCGCATAGAGTCATCCATGCTCTGCGCCATCTCGGCCCACTTCTGCGCGGACGCCTCCCGGCGCTCGGCCAAGTTCTTATCCAGAATGCCCGTGGCAGACTTGGATTCGTTCTTGAGCTGTTCGTACAGCGCTTTATTCTGCGTGTAGGCCGTGAGCGCGGCTTTCACTTGCATGTCGGCAAAGATATCGCCGGTTCGCAATGCCTGCTCCAAAGAGTCAATCATTGCCTTGGCCTTTACCGGGTCGGTCTCCTTGTTGATCTTTGCGGTAGCCTCGGCCATCGCCTTGGCCTTCGCCGGGTCCGTCGCCGCAACGTAGCGCTGGGCAAGCGCCAAGCTTGCCTCCAGGGTCGACATGCCCTTTTGCAGGCCCGTTTGCATGGAGCCTTGATAGTCGATCCCGGCCTTTTTGTAGGCCGTGACGGTATCCCGGGCGCCGATTTTCTCCATCCAGTTTTTCAGGTTGTTGGCAGCCTCATCGGCACCACCCGCAGTTTTCATCTGCACCTGAAGCATGGCGCCCAGCTGTGTCACGGCATCCATGCCGGTAATGCCCAGCTTGCCCATGCCCGCCAGCATTTCCGGTGCCCACCGGGCCATGTCGCTAGCCTCAAAGCTGCCAGCCTGGCCCTGATAGGCGATTGCCTCAAGAGCCTGCTGCATGACCTTGGGGTCGGTGATTTTGGCGTTCTGCCCCAGGGCGTTAATCATCTTGGCGGTGTCTTCAGCCCCCGCCCCTTGCCCCACGACAAACTTGGCGGCCGTAGGCGCATACGACAGTGCCTCAGCCAGATCCATGCCCGCCCCAACCAGGGAGTTCACCACCTGCGCTACTTCGTTGCGACCCATGCCCGAATCGCGGGAGGTCTGCAAAATGGTTTGGGACATTTGCTTTTCTTGCGGGGCATTGGCAATGCCCGCCTTTATCGCGATATCCCGAATGATTGCGCCATAGTCAGCGCTGACCTTCGTAGGCACTGCCACAGCGGCAGAAAACCCCACGGCCTGGCCCACAGTGCTTTTGATGCCCTCGCGGCCGGCCTGGATTTGTTGGTGGCCCAGCGCTTTCAGCTCAGCATTGCGCGCCGTACGGCCCAACGTTTGATAGGCCTTTTCCAACCGGCCGACTTCGATACCCTGTTTCTTGAGGCTGGCCAGGTTGGCGTCAAGCTTGGTCAACAGGGTGCTTGCGCCCTTTTCACCCGCCAGGTGCGCTTTGCGCCATTCCTCACGAAGCCGGATCGTGTCGCCGATGGTGTTTTGAAGCACCCGGGCTTTAGCACCGGTCGCCTCCAGGCGCTTTATGCGGCTTTCAACGTCCTTGAACGCCGAACCCACAGTGGAGCTGACAGCCCCACCAATGACGATACCAAGCGCTAATTTGCTTGCCATGTGCTTGCCCTATTCGTCGGATGGTTCAACAGCGGCTCAATCCGTGAGCCACCACACCATGTCTGAAGCCGGCATGTCCAAAAGCTCAGCGGCCGAAAAGTGCAGCTCAGCCGCCAGGCGTTTAGCCATCATTTTCAGTTGCCCGGCGTCACACCCCGACTTCGTTATCCAGGCGAAAATAGCCTTCCTGAAGACGCTTATAGTCCACCGTCTTGATGGCCCCCAAGTCCTTCTCACCGATTTCGGTAAGGCTGCACAGCAGGTTCACTTCCAGCTGTTCCTGATCGCCATTAGTGGTGGCCCCGGCCGCGCGCAGATCACGCAAGCACGGCGCGCGCATCTGGATCTTGTCCACCTTCGTGCCGTCGACCTCAAGCGGATACTTGAGTTTCACCACGGCGCCGTCCGCTGTCAGTTGCAGCCATTCAGGCAGTGCATTTGGGTTAGCTTCTTTCATGTTCTTCATCCTTAAAGGGCCAGGGCAGCGCGCATTGCTGTGTATTGGTCCACGCCGTTGATAACGCGGACACAGGCCACGGGGTCGATTTCGTACATCACGCGGCCGTCGATTTCCAACTTGTAGTAGGTGACGGCAATCGAGTGTTTAAGCTCGGCCTTTTCACCAGCTTTCCAGTCGCCCATATCCAGCTCTTTGAGCATGCCGCGGACTGTTGCAACGACTGGGGTAATGCGCCCCTTCTGGCCTTTGAAAGCCCCACGGAACACCGCATTGCACGCGGTCTGATCAGCGAGCCCCAGGTACTTCATGGACTCGCGACGAACGCCGGTAGTGACGAAACCGGCCTCCATCTTCTCCAGGCCCATATCCATTTCGATGGAGCCGCCCATACCGCCGCCGCGATATTCGTCAGTTTTCACCACGATTTTTGGGAGGGTCATGCTTGGCACGTCACCGGAAAAGCTGATGCCGTCCACGAACAGGTTGGTATTCACCAATACTTCAGGAATCATTTAGCGGCCTCCTTAGGCGGCAGTATCGAGAACTTCGGTCAACCATTGGTTGGTGACTTCAACGCGGAAGTTAGGGTTTTCAGCCGGCGGCACATCGGTAAACCGGATGTTCCAGAACACCTTGCCTTGCTCCAGCTGGCTGGCCGTGTTCAGTTCGGTATCCGCGTAAACTTCGAAGTTGATCACCGCACCCTGATTTTTCAGGTCACGCATGAACGCCTGAAGCCCTTCGGTCACATCGCTGACGTAGGTTTTGGTAATGCTGCGATCCACCGCCCATTTGTGACCGGCCAGAATCGCGTCCATGACGATATCGACGGTGCGAACACGGGTAACGAATGCCCATTTCGCATCACTGGAAAGTGTACGGTTGCCCCACAGGCGGTAGCCGTCATCCCGGATGATGGTGGCGATATTGGCGTTGTTAAGCAGGTTGGCCCGGCACGTTTCGTCACCGTCCAAGAACTCAATAGGGCGGGTGGTACCAGTGATGCCAACGAACTCTTTGTTGGACGGAGACGCCCAAAATCCGTACTCGGCATCGGTGTAGGCAAACATCCCCGCCGCCCAGGCGGACGCCGGGGAATCAATGGTCTTGCTCGCCACGGTGTCGAACTGCTGAACGCCCGGATCTACCATGTAAATGCGCTTGCTACCGAAGTTCTTGGCGTACTCCATGGCCGCCTCATCGGTAGTGTTCGGGCCGTCCACGATTGCGATAGCGCGCAACTTCGCGGCCAGCCCATCCATGGCGGTGGCCACCGCCTGTGTGGCGGAATGACCAGGGGCCACCAGCAAACGCGGCTGGGCGTTGAATCGGCTCTTACCATCCAGCAGGGCCGCTAAGCCCGTACGCTTACCATCGGCCTTTACACCACCGATGATGGCCGAGGTTTGCAGCGCCTTGTCTTCAAGCTTGGCGACGCCGCAAGCGACGATCACGGCCTTGGAGCGGGTAAAGATTGCTTTAGCCGCGCGGGTGATCGCTGAATCAGGACCGAAAGCGGCAATCGCTTCGCTTTCGCGCGTCAGTAGCACCAGGTCGCCAGGCTGGGCCGAGAACTCCGGCGCCACGGTGAAGGTGTCCACCAGGCCGATGATGGACGAAGACGGCAGCGCAATAGTGCGCGCGCCGGTGTCTACCAGCGTTACGGTAACGCCGTGAAAACGACTTGTAGAAGGCATAGGCCCAATCTCCAGACATGAAAAAGCCCCGCACTGGCGGGGCTTCAGGGGTTTAGCGGGGATGTAAAAACGCCCCGACAGTGCGGGGCGTTATGGGGTTTGCTGGTCTATCCAGCCTGGCCTGATAGGTCGGTATTTCGTGCCAGGGAATTTCGTAGCCTGGGGCCAATCACGTAGCGACTGCATGTAGGCCAGCAGCTCACCGTATTGGTCAGCCGTGAGCGACGTAGCGCCGCCCAGCTCCACCTCGTCACGGTGGCGCTCCCGCAACCATTTGACCGACTCCAGCTCACCGTCGCGCCATCGGCGCTCAGTAGCGGCATCTTCTTCCGGTGTAGATAGCGGCAGTGTCTTGCCGCCCTTTTCTACCCACTCCAAGTAAGAAACCCAGTCTGTATTCCCGATATCCTGAGGAATAAACACACCATCAGGCAGCCTCTGCACACCTGCGGGGCTCTTTTTAAACTGAACACCATTCATAAAATAGCTCTCTTAAAGTTCGGCGTCGGCTGTCCATTCGATTTGCAGCGTATGCCCAGGTGCCGTTCCACTTCCAGGAATACAAGACAAAGCAAAAGAGCCTATCTCCAAACTTTGAATGTTAGTTCCGGTGCAGGGCCTACCTACTGACTGCGCCCAAACTTCGCCGCTGGCCTCCCCCGGAGAAAACAGGCTCAACGTCGGTGTAACCCGTTTGACCTCCCGAAACATAACTCTCAGGGCGCTCTGAACGGCCAGCGCCTGCGCCGACTGCGAAAACGTTGCGGTGCAGGTCGCGGGGCCGTTATTTGAAGCGCTGGGGTGTTCGAGAAGAAACGACTTTTCGAAGTATCGCAAACAAGCTCGATACTCATCGGTGTAAGCTCGGTAATCGTATGGCGTCGCCACGCTGCCAGCTTCGACTTGGATATTTGTAATATCCGTGACATGCGTACCCGTGCCCCAACTGGCAATGATCAATTCAAGATAATCATTGGCAAGACCTATGTTCTTATTAGTAACCGAGGCCAAATCGAGAGTTACCACATATTTCTTGTAAGCCGATGTAAGTTCTACAGACGTCCCAATATCAACATCCGGCTGGTCTGCCCCGACACCGAAACTCTGACGAAGAATTACAGCGCAAGTATGCGGAACGCTACTTCTCATATAGAAAGAAACAGTAGCTTTACCACCCGCTAAAGCTTCCACGTTTTCTATGCGTTGGCTTAAATTCCAGCCCTGGCCGTCACCTTGGCGAGAAAG